GAGATAAGTTCAGAAGCACTATCATTTCCAAAACTCTCGATTAGTTCTTTCTCTCGCGCTTCCATATGAGCTTTCGGATTTCCAAAAACGCCGCCAGATTTTACCTTTCCCCAATCCCTATCAGCAAAAACATAAGCTGTCCAAATTTCGTTAATATCAATTTGATCAGTTTCTCCTTCTGAAATAATTTCTGGCTGTTCATCCATCACCTGTTCAACCAGCCGAAGAAGATCGGAGGTCTCAAAAGATTCGGTGAAGTAATTTTCTACTAATAAGTCAAGCTCTTTCATAATATATAAATAGTTTTTAAAATCCTAACAGGTCGCCCTCATTGATGAGGGTATATGTGAAAGCATTTCCAAACTTGTCGGCGCTTTTTTGAATCAATTTCATGAAATCATTGAAATCATTAGTGTTTTTAAAAACCTGGCAACCAGCAGAATATGAATTTACAAGTTCTGCCTCGCCGGACTTGCGGCTACGATGAATATTAATCCCGAACATCCCCTCGTCAATAGTGCCAGCATCTCGGTCGTGCTCATGGTCCTTGTCTGCATCACGGAACACTTTTACGTTCCCTCGTCTTTGGCACAATGCTGTATAGCGCGTAACGCCGTGACCATCAATCTGGTAAACGCCTCGATACTGGTCTGGCACGAGAATAGCACACCCCTTGCTGTTCATTGGCTTTTCTTGCCAAACCTTGCCTGGGTCTGTTGTGATCGAATACGAGCGAACCTCCCAGTTCTTCTTTTTGTCGCGATAAATCACTACAAGAGCATCATCAAACTTATTGAAGATATCCTGTTCGCTACGCACACCAATAATGTTAACATTGTATGGAGACTTGTTTTCAAGTCCAAAAAACACATGTCCTTTTGCTTGTAGCGATTTTCTAAACTGCTCTTTGATTATGAAGGCGTGAAGCCCTTTAATAACTGCCATTTTATTTCCTTAAAATATGATATCCGCAATACCAAGTTCAACTGCCTCTTCTGCGGTGAAGTAAGCATTAACCTTGCGGTTAAGAATCTTTTTTAGATGAGTTTTGCTCATGTCGGTTTCCTGAACCATCGCCTCAATATATCTATCTTGCGTCCAACGAATTTCATCCATCTCGTTTTCAAGATTGTGGATTGAGCCGTGGTTACCGCCAAGAACAGCGTGAATCATAACGCGGCAGTTCTTACCGATACGACGTTTACCTTTGGTGCCTGAAGCAAGGAGAAGTGTACCTGCCGAAAAGACTTTTCCAAGTCCCACAGTGTGAATATCACAATTATCTCGTACTGCTCGCATTAGATCGTGGACACCAAACATCTCTTGCGCGTTACCACCAAGAGTTGAAATAATAAATTCAAATGGCGAGTAATGAACCAGGATGTCCGAATTCTCGTCCTTTGGGTCTGAAAGTTTGTACTCGGCACCGGATTCATAAAGAGCGATCATACCATACATAATCTCTCCTGCTTTTTCTTCATCAAGGTCGCCACAAATACCCATAAGACGAGGCATCTCATCTTTCTTTTGTGCGTAGTAAATTGCCTCTTTTTCTTCTTGTGGCTTTTCTTCGATCTCTTTCTTTTTTGCAAATTGTGGTGTAAAAATCATAATACTGCTCCTGCTTTTACAAGCTTTTTATTACGGAGTTTTTCATTTCCGTGCGATGTGATCTCAACAAGGCGAATTGGAAATTTTTCCGCCCAAGACTGCCATTTTCGAGGATTATCGAAATCCTGTGCAAAAATCATCGTGTACTCTTCGGTTTTGGCATTATAACCATCGCCAATAATTTCCCAGTCACCGAGGATCTTAACGACTTTATTTAGTGCTCGCTTTCCTTTGATGTTTTCTACTTGAAGGCAGTAGTTTGCCTTCGGATCTGTTGATTCGCGTCTCCACGCAAAAGCTTTCATGGTTTCTCCTTATGTATTGGAATTATTAATATAACAGATATAATAAGAGATGTCAAGAATTAATTTTTACCCAATTAATAATTTCCATCAATTGCTCTCGGGTAAGTTGTTGAATTGTGGGAGCGCCTTTCTGACCAAAGCGGGGTAAAAGCTCTGGTGGAACCTCAACATCGCCCTGGGCAGTTTTGACCGTTTGTGGACTGGTTGGGAACTTGTCAGAGGGCACGCTTTTCTTAAGTTTTTGCTGGAATGCTTCAACATCAAAAATAATTTGGAGTGCGTTTTGAACCGACTTAGGAAGCTCTTTCTCATTCTCGTCTGCCCAGATAGCGTATTGTACGAGATCTGTGATTTGATCTCCGTAATCGGCAACGCCCTGGTCTTGAACATACTCAAGCGCCTTTAAAATCTCTTTGCCCGTGGCGTTTTGCGGATCCCTATCAGATAGCCAGCCTTGGAGCTTCTCTCTGGAGTCCTCAAGAATGCCCTTGGCTTTTTCCCAACTTGCGCCTTTGAAAGGGTTGCGAATTGATTCGGGCTCTTCGCCGCCTTTTAGTTCTAATTTATCGTCACTTAACATGCTTTGATCAAACTCAGGACGAAGAGAACCATCGCGGAGATCAAAAATGTTTGGATAAGGGTTAGGATTTAAAATTGTAATCCCTCGTTCACCTTGCATTTGTGCATAAGCACCCTGATCTACAATTTCTTTTTGATAGTTGTTAGAGATTTGACGAGTAAGATCGGCTCCTACGGTTCGCGGGCGGCTTTGATCTGCCTCAACAGAGAAGTCTGGTGGGACGTTGATCATAAAAACACCTACATCGTATCCAATGTCTACAAGCGAACGCATAATTGTTTTCATCTTGTCTGTATTCTCGCCTGTTGTATCGAACAAAATTGGAAGTGCTTGATTAATCTTTCGTTTGGTCTTGTCGGAGACAGCTTGCTGGAGAAGCTTTCGTACTTCTTGCTTTTTCTCAACATCTCCCTCGGCAAATTTGAGAGTTAGTCCAAACTTTGGAAAAACCTTTTCAATCGCTTCGTCAGTATTAACAGATACAAAACTATTTGGCAGTTTAAGTGCTGCGTCCTTCATAAATGTTTTTCCTGAGCCTGCTGGACCAAGAATAAAGAATGCCTTAAATGGGTGCTCTACTTGTTTGATTCCGCTCTGAAGAGCTTCTTGCAACTTCACCTCTTGGATGAGCTTTCGCAAGTCATCAATATTCATAATAAAGTTTCCTTGGTGATTTACTATAAATAGTTTTTATAATATCATTATAACAAAAAACCGTGGGAACTTCCACGGTTTTTGTTTTTTTAGGAGATTTGTTTTTTCAAATTATTTATTTGAAAGTCGTGCTACGACACGGCGTAGAACTTCGTTGACGAGATCGTCGTTGTTAGACTCGTCAAGCTCTTCTTCCTCGTCGGCGTGGCGCTTGGCTTTGTGGGCGTGGTGCGCTTCAGCTAAGGAGGCGTTTGTCACTTGAATGTCTTCAAAAGCCACGTTCTCAAGAACGGTGCCATTCTCCAACTTCATATCGTAATGGGTAACGCGACCCTCTTTCTCGCTCCAGTTGTGACCAACAGCTTCAGCCATCTGGAACTTGCCCTCGTGGCGAACTCCGCCGTGGTGAACACAATAGTGATTAGGGGCAAAAGCTCCCTCTTCTTCTTCAAGGGGCTCTTCTTCGGGGGCTGGCTCTTCAAGATCGCCTGCGGGCTCATCGCCAAGGTCGAGATCCAACTCTTCGTCGTCACCGCCCATGTCCATGTCCATTTCCAAGTCTTCACCGCCATCGGTTTCGACTTCAATTGGCTCTTCAAGGTCAAGGGCTTGAGAAAGCTCTTGTGCAACTGCGCGGACAATATCTGCTGCGAGATCTTCTTTTTGGTCTGGACTTAAATCTAAATCACCTCCTTCATCGGAAGCATCCATTTCTACGTCCATTTCTAACTCATCTTCTGGTCCCTCATCACCGGGAAGCTCAGGCTCCTCTTCGTGGCGAGCGCCGTCGTGCATGCCCTCTTCCACTTCTTCGTCTTCCTCGCGCTCTCCGTAGTGCATACCACCCTCTTCAAGCTCGTCTTCTTCCCTCTCACCGGAGGGACAGTGCATCTCGCCAATAGCGGGAATTCCTGCAAGACCCTGGAAGCGGCGGATCTCGTTTTCAGAAAGTAATTTCTTTTTGCTCATAATAAATTCTCCTAAATGCGTTATTTGAGTGCAAAATAATCACTTATAATTAGATTGTCAAAGCACAAAAAGAATAAAATTACAGAAGTTTCTTTAATTTAGCTAATGCTGCCTTCTCAAGCTGCTGTGCTCGGGCTGTGGTAATGCCGAGGCGTTCTGCAATCTGCCGTAGCTTCATCGCTCCGTTTTTGTCAACTGCAACGTTAACACAATTTAAATCTTCCTCAAAGTTAATCCAATCTCGGCAATCTGAGACGGGGCAAGATACTTTAAGTTCACAACATTTTTTAGCGCATTCAATCATAAGTCTGGGTGTTCCTGTGCGATAACATCAAAGATATCATCAAGATCTCCCTCGTTGATTCCAAACATCGACGAGAGTTCTTTTCCTTTTTCTTTTAGTTTGTCTGATTTAGCATGGCGCTTTGACGACTTAACCTTGCTGTTTCGCAACTTCCATTCATCAAACCATGCCATAAATTGAGCATCCTCTTCTAAGAATGCTTTAATAATCCCTCGCAGAAAACCTGCTTGGGTCATGCCGTGGTAATGAAGGCGGATCTTCAACTCTACCTTGTGTGACTCAGGTATATAAGTTTGAATCTTTTCGCCTTTTTCATCCCACTGCTTTTTCGGCATTAGTATCTCCACATAATGTGGGTATTACTCTCGGCAAGACCTGAAGCGGTCTGGCGAATAAATCGGGCGTTCTCTCGGAGTTCCTGAAGATTACGAGCGCCTGAATAAGAGAGTCCGCTGCGAATGCCGTTTTCAAGCCCTGAGAGAACAGGAAATACTGGACCCTTGTAGGGAATAACTGTAGCGACACCTTCAAGAGAAGAAGTTTTGCCCCGCCAGTCCATTTGAGCATCTTTGCTTGCCATACCTCGATAAGACTTGTATCTCTCGCCATCTTTATAAATAACTTCGCCTGGTGTTTCAGAAGTCCCAGCCAGCAGAGAGCCGACCATTACAAAATCGGCTCCTGCGGCAAGAGCCTTGACCATATCACCAGATGTCTTAATTCCACCGTCAGCAATAATCTTAAGATCGGGAAACTTTTCTTTTGCTCTCACGCAATCAATAACAGAGGCGAGTGTTGGCATTCCGTGTCCGGTCTGAATACGGGTGGAGCAAATTGATCCTCCGCCGATTCCAACGCGAACACTATCAACTCCGATGTGTGCGAGGGCGAGAGCACCCGTGTATGTTGCGATATTGCCAGCCATAATGTGAACTTTATCGCCAAACCTATCAACAATGTTATGAGCACCAACGTGCATTAGCACATGATCTCCGTGGGCAACATCTAGACAAAGAACACTTACACCAGCCTCGACCAAGATGGAGGCGCGTTCAAGATAATCACCTGTGATTCCAATCGCTGCTCCAACATTTTTTAATCCACTTTCAGATGCCTTAGAGACAATTTTCGCTTGGTTTTCAATAGTGTTGTATCGATGAACAATACCAAGCGCACCAAATTCAGCCATTCTCTCAGCCATCAGACTACCACAAACGGTGTCCATCGGTGCTGAGATGATTGGAACACGAAGCTCTACCCCTTCTGACATCTCGGAAGTCAATGTTACCTCTGTGCGAGATTTAATGTCGCTGTACTGCGGCACGAGCAAAACATCGTCAAAGGTAATGTGTGTTTCAAGGTTCATTGTTTTCCTCCATTTCTTTAAAAAAGTTTGCGATAACTTCTTGGGCTGTATCCCAGCAAGTCGGGCAGTAAAGTCGAACTGGGTTTTCCTTATCCTCTTTTCGAACAACAACATTCCAAGTTGTCGCCATCTCTTTATCTTTCTTGTCATATGGAGTTTCGCAGGCAGTGCATTCGTCTGGTAGTTTACCAAACATGGCGACCTGTGCCGCTAAATCCTCATTTCCGTCTTTTCTGATTTGTGCTTCTCTTGCACGTCGTTGTTTACGATTCATTTTTTGTCCTTTTAACGATCAAAATTTCATGAGACTCTTTTTTCATAATTTCGTGACGTTGATGAATGAGCGAAGCAATGCGTTTTTTATTTTTTACAGGCTGTGCCTCAAGCCGCTCGATTTCAGCAGTAAGTTCATCTACTTTGTTAAGTTCTTCCTCGCTTGTTCTTTCTTGTCTATGCTTTCCAATCCTTTTCTCGCCAATATCCATGGAGTAGTGCCACTGCGGAAAGTATTGATCGAAATCAGAGTAAAAATCTCTAATTACTTCACAATTGTTGTAAGAAAGAACAAAGTCTCCGTCATGTGAAATCAACAAATCTCTCAACAATTCGTGATCAAACCCATCATGATGGACCGGAATGTTTTTCATTGGGTAGACACCACATAACAATTTGTTATCCTCGCTTTTGTCAGTATAATATGGCGGATCTAAGTACAAAAAAGCGTCTTTATTTTCTCTTATTGTCTTCTCAAATGATTGGTGCAATACTGAGAGGTTGGGGCAGCTAAAGTCTTTGATTTTGCCTATTGTTTTGTCCCACTTCTCAGTATCCATATAGATCTTTGATGGCCATCCAAGAAAACCAGGACCATATGAGGTGTTATGATTAAAGTAGTAGTAAGCAGCCAGTTTAATATCTGGCAGTGTCACATGCTGCCTTTCATAGTAATTTGATTTCCAGTGTGACAGCATATCTTGGGTCTCTGGAGAACAAATAAGCAACTCTTTTACAATCTTATAAACCTCGGCAGTCGGCTCTATTTTTCCTAACTCCAAAGCAAGCTGTTCAGGATTATTAAGAAGTTGTTCCCAAAAGTTAATCAGCATACCAAACGTATCAGCGCCGATGACCTTTTTACCCTCTGAAGCCCAATGAACCTCTAATGATCCTCCGCCAATAAACGGAGAAACAATAGTATCGTATGGCTCAACAAAAGGCGTGATCTTTTTGATAGCCCGTGACTTGCCACCAGCGTATCTTAATACCGTCTTCATGCAATAACGTGCCTCAAGTTTTTCTGCAAGAGATCAATGAATTTTTTACCCTTCTTGCCGCCATGTGCCCCAAGCACAAACAAATCTTTATTCGAACGATATTCATAAGTCAGGTACTGCTTGCCCTGGATATCTCCTTTTAAACGACCAGTTTCCAAATGCCTCCATTCACACTCATTAATGATAAAGTCTTTAACATCGTCCATATTGAAAAAAATGTGCGATCCGTCACCTGTATCATCGTAAGAATAAGCCAGAATGTCACCCTTTTTCAGATATTTGTCCCAAAAGTCTTTTTGACGAAGGGACTCCACCTGTTGCGGGAAAGGAATCCCGTGGTCTACGCAAGTATGACCCCAACTATTTTCTGAAACAGCATAGTTTGCCTTATCGGTTAATTCCGGCAAGTTGCCGAGATGAATCTGAATAGTGTTCCCGCCCTTCAAAGAAACTTCTCTGGAATTTGTTCCAATTGTTTCTTGCAAGGTTTCCAGAATTTCATGACCCTCGCTAATCTCACAATCGGCGGACGCACCAGAATGATTGATTGATGCGTTGGGATCTCCGTATCTTTTATTAAACTCTTGTTCGCGTTTATGTCCTTGCTTCTTTTTTTGACTTGCTTGCTCTGAAGTCATAGCGTGCTTACTCATCTGTACTCCCCAAGGCTCCATCGCCTCTTTCGCTAATTGTAATAGGATACCAGCCATAAAGGTCTGGGTTTTGAGTCTCAAGAGCACGGAACGAAACAACTGGTGTCATTACGACCTGTGCGATTTTGGTGTGTGGGTCAACAACCTGTGGCTCAGTTCCAATGTTATGGAGGTTAACAAATACTTCTCCATCATAGCCTGAATCCACAACACAGGCACCTACAATAAGAGAGCGCTTGGAGGCAACGCTGGAGCGATTCTTAACCTCCAGCATATACCCGTGCGGCACCCCAAACTTAAGCCCAGTGGGAAGAATAACACTCTGACCAGGGCTAATAGTTACTGGCTCTCGTGCTTTTGGCGAGAAGTAAACATCCAACCCCGCATCGCTTGGATTCCCTCGCGTTGGAGGGTGCGAGTTAAAGTGAATTCTGTGATATTCGATAATCACTTATCACCCCGCAAGAAGTTAAACATCTCAACAAGCTCGTCGATATCTTGGTCTGCCTTGAGCATACGATAAGCCTTGACTGCGACAGAGATCTCATCACCTGTAAGCCAGCCTTGCTCCTTGAACTCTGCTTTGAGTTCGCGCTTTTGCTCTGCGTATGGTTCAATAGCATCCTCAATAGCCCTAAGCGAGCGAATGTATTCAAGCACCTTTGGATGTTTATACATTATAACTGAGGTATTTTTAATTGTCAAGACAATAATCTAAAATTATGTCGTAAAGATCTCGTGCTAAAACCCCACGTTGGGTGATAGTCAAGTTTTGCCATATAAGGGCGATTCATATACAAGATATCAAGCTTTGAGTTGACACCCCAGCACTTAATGTTCACAGTTGTGCCGGTGTCGTCAATAACTTCAACAACCCAGTATTCTTTATTGTTCTTTGTCTTCCTCGGCACAATCTTACGAGGGATAAACCAAGTAACACGCAAGTCAGGATCAAATTCACCAATAGGAGGAATCATGTTTTGATACAACTTGTCCATGATGTCCTGATTCATGACCTCAGACATCGGGAAGACACCCGTAAGCTCAACAGTGTACTGAATAATATCTTCTTCGTCAAAGTCACCCTCTGGGCGATATAGTTCGATATTCTCTTCAAACTTCTTTAGCTTTCGTGGTCGGTCAACCGCAACTGCGGACCAGAAGTGTTTCAAACCACTAAATCGGTCATCCACAAGTCCGTTCATTGCTCCTGAGCGTACAAGCACATCCAATGCCTTCTTATTGAGCTTTGAATATACCATATTCTCATTAAAGATAAATTCTTCAACCTTTTCAAAGGGTCGGTTACTAATAATCTGTGCAATCGCAGCCTCGCCGAGACCCTTGATAGAAGTCAGTGGCTGGATGAGAGTTTCGCCATCTTCGGAGATCTCCCAAACGCGACCGGAGGTATTAACATCCAATTTGCGAATACCAAAGCCAAAGCCCTTTGCGATATTGATAGCTTTCTCTTTTCGGCTTTCGGGCTCTTTGTCCAAGAACGCAGCCATCCATTCTGCGGGATGGTGATGAGCCAGCCAAGCACACTGGTATGAAAGCATGGAGTAAGACACGGCATGTGACTTATTAAAGCCGTAGCCTGAGAAGTATTCAAACTTGTTCCAAATCTCTTCGGCTACATTTTGACGAATGCCTTTCTCAACACAGCCGGTGATGAACTTAGAATGAATCTTCATCTTAGCTTCATGACCTTTGCCAGTTCCCTTCTTTGTGAGAAGCTTACGAAGCTTATTACCCTCATCAAGCGACAAGTCCTTACCCAGCTTGTGGGCGAGAATCGCAATCTGCTCTTGGAAGATAAGGAAGCCGTAGGTCTCCTCAGTTACCTCTTGGATGAGCGGGTGGTCATACTTAATATACTGCGGGTGCTCTTTTGCCTCTACATACTGGTCATCAACCTTTGCCGACAGCGGACCTGGGCGGAAGATAGACGTGATAGCTGAGATATCCACGATACTCGTTGGTTTCGCTCGCTGACAGAACCCCTGAGCGCCTTTCTCTGTAAACTGGAAAATACCAGCCCACTTGCCTTCGTGAAAGATGTTTTCATAAACTTCTTGATTGTCCAGATTAATAATATCCGGGTGCAGATGTCTATCGTAATAATCTTTTACATCACTAAAGGTTGGCTCTTGGATATTGTGCTCTCGCTTCAGAATATGGCGAATAGCGCCGTCAATCATGGCAAGCGTGGAAAGCCCAAGAATATCAAACTTAATAAAGCCCATGGGCTCCAAGTGACGGACGTTTTGCCCCTCAGCCCAAGGCGTCTGACGGACGCCCTTGGAGTTAATTAGAGGCATCCAGTTATCAAGGTTTTCACCGACCACAACACCGCCTGCGTGACGGGAGCAGGAGCGCACCTGTCCATAGAGCATATCGATATGGTTGGCGATATTCGTATACTTGTTAAGGAACGCTTGCAGGGTTGGAGAATATTCTTTTGTCTCCTCGAACGTAGGCGTATACACACCTGCTTTAATGCCGTGTGCCTTCTTGGCGGCTGGAGTTGCCTCCAAAAGCATCTTGCCTGTAACCTCGTTCACTTCCTTAAACGGAATGCCGTAAAACTTGGAAATGTCCTTGATAAGCGAGCGCAACTGAAGAGTGTTCCAGTTGGAGATAGGAACAACAGTGGTGTCGCCCCATTCCTCAATCAACTGCTCTTTTAGTTCCATCGGTGCGGCTACATCGTAGTCAATATCTGGGTAGTCAGTAGCATCAGAGCGGAGGAAACGCGAGAACAGCAGACCATATTTAATTGGGTCAATTTGGGTAATACCGAGGGCATAAGCCACAAGCGAGCCTGCGGCAGAGCCACGACCTGGACCTGTGAGCATACAATCATTGGCTCGGTCTGCAATCGCCTTCATGGTCAAGAAATATTTTGAGAAACCTCGGTCATCAATAACAGTGAGTTCGTGACGGAGGCGCTCTGTGTATTCTTTATCGTTGTGGAAGCCTTTTACTCGCAACCCCTCAATGGACATATTAACAAGTGCCTGGGTTGCGGTATATCCAGCCGGAACAACGAAGTCGGGAAGACGAACAGTGTTATCGGGCAGGAAGTCTTCGATACGCTGATGTGCGATTTCGTGAGTGTGTTTGATAGACTGAAGAACAAGATCATCGTCGTATTCAACTCCACACTCTGCGGAATACTTCTTGTAACTCTCCCACATTTGGTCGCCGTTCTTTGGGTAAAGCTCGTAACCAATCTCATCAACGTCAATTGG